TTAATAAGTTGTTTTGATGACTCCCAGAATTCTCTTTTATCCTTGAGCTCTGCTTGCAGAATTTGCAGAGCCACGCATACCGGCATGCCTCTCTCAATCACATACCAAGCGGCAACCTTAACCAGTCTTTCATCCGCTTGCTGATCTGTCATAACTCCCGAGCTGCTTTCTTAACAAGTGCCTTGATTGCATCATCAAGCTTGTTCACTGAACTATGAATCATGCCAAGCAGTTCCTTGCGATCAACATCGCTTGCGACTTGATGCTGCATGAGCATGTTCACAAGGCCTGCTATGTTGGTAAGTGGTTGGCGGAGCTCATGAGAAAGCATAAAGCGAAACTCCTCAAGTAGGTTCTTTTGCCGCTCATGCTCATGCGAGCTGATTGAAGTTACATCGACTATCTGAATGCCGACAAAGTGTAGAGTGTCATCAATCGCAAAGCAGTTCCAAACATTATATCTATCGCTTGTGTTCTTCTGCCTGGTCCGAGCATAGACTCTTGAAGGCTCAGGCGAATGCTTGCGAGCTCTTTCAATTGCCTCAATGAAATCTTGCTTATCTCCTTCAATGCTTATGATGTCGGTGATCTTTGTGGGCTTGATATGGCTGACATAGTTCTTGAAGAGCTCGTTGTTGGTGTATATCTTCCCATCACTATCGGTCACGACATAGAAGAGGTCGATTGAATGTTCTAGGATGAAGAGCGAAGACATGCAGAGAGTTCGCTATAAAGGTTATTCCATGCACCCATCGAGCTCCATGCCCATTGCGCTGTAAGGTAAATTGTAAAAGTCAACAGCATGCCCATGATTGGCGCATCCATTGTCGGCTTGTACTCGGTGAACTCAGTCCGAGGCTTGATGATAATCTTTGCCTCTGGCTTAGGAGCAAGCAAGAATGCAGATGTGCTTGGTTGGATTGTATCGCTTGCGTATAATTGTTGCATCGGCTTTGGTTCTGGCACTGGCTCATCGGCAGCGATCTCGAAAGTTTGCCCCCATTGATTAGTGCAATATTGCTTGCCAAAGATAGTGAATTTCTCCATTGACTTATACACAACCTGCGGCTCTAGTTTAATTACATGATGATGCGTATGGACTTTGCAGCCAATACCCACCACGCACCCTTGATCGAGTGTAGTATAAGTTGAGTCTCTTCCGTCATCCATTGTCATTTGCTTTTGGTATGTATCCTGCGGCGACCATTGCCGCCACAATAGCTGCAAGTGTCTCTGTTGTGATCTGCTTGAAGATAAGAGCAAAGACAGAACTAAGAATCACCAAGCTGCCAATTGTTGGCCGCCAATGCTTGATGATAATATCAAGCACTTGCCTTGGCTTACTTACTTTCTTTCTTGTCGTCATATCCCCACATGTGATTAAAAACGTATGATGATTTTAATTTCTCAACAAACTGCTCGAAGGTTAGATCCATTTCATCAAGCATCACAAATGGCTCTGTCTTATGCCTGAGCAAATATCTATTATACAACTGCTGCAAAATATAGTTCCGCTTCTTTTTTCCTTCTTCTTACAAGCCCACGAGATACCTCACCGCCTGCCCTGTTCCACTTGGCGAACTCCGTTGCAATCTTCGGATCCTTTGGGTTGGCTTTGACAAACCTCAACAGCTGCGACTTAGCAAGGTTGCCTGCTCCAAGGTTAAAGCAGAAACTTACAAGCGCATCGAACTGGTTCTGGTTCACCTTGGTGGTATTAAGCAGACCAAGCACGCTGCCCTCAAACTCCTTAAGGTGATCCTTAAGCAGCTGATCAGCTTGGTCTCGGGTTATGGTCTGCCCGAGCTTCACCTTGCTTCCGTCTTGGTAGTAGGTTGCGCCGTATCCGATTGTGGCAACACCTGCCGAACATAGGTAGGAGGTGAGGCGCAAGCCTTCAAACTCCTGTATGAGACGGATGCCGCTATCAGATGATTTCATATTGGAATTGGATGGTGCAGTAGGTCATTACTATTGCAGCCGTTAATGTTTGAAGACTAACATAGCAAGTGTTGTTCGTTATTTCTCCTTCAATTGTTAGGAATTCAATCTCTGCTAATGTACCTTGAAATGACCATTGCATTAATCCAAATAACTGCTTACCACTTGTAAAATTAGATGCTACTGGTAGCTCAATCTCGAATGCGCCATCAACTTCGCCAGTGTCCATCGTAATTTCCAACTGAGCCGATACGGTTGCAATGTTTCCAACTCGGATATATGTTGCTGAGTTAACAGTTACATTAATGCCATTCACATATCCGCTAATTGTCGGAGAATAGCTGCCACTGCTAAACAAATTGCCCACCTCAATCTGCTTGGATGTGCCTTCAGGTGATTGCGATGTGTCGCTGACATCCACAATGTATAATAAGTCAGCATCAACCGCTGTGGTCAATGTCGCTAAGTCGGTAATTTTTACTCCTGCCATGTCGTTATAGGTTTATAGGTTATCAAAGGTAAGGCTTTCACCCAATCAATTGAGCACTGCTCAACTTCTTCGATGCTGATGATGTGATTGCCGTCAGCATCCATGATTGGGTTAAAGTAATTGTCAGGCATGAATTGGATGCCAATAAGGCTCTGAGCCTGTTCGTATGTGAGTAGGTGAACTTTCATTACACTTGACGGGATAAGGTGGTGTTAAAGGCTTGGACTGCCGTGTATAGTGCCGCTGCTTCGCTATCAGTCAAGCCGCTTCCGATGGATGCAAATGCGTATTGTTTGTTAGAGAAAGAACCAGCACCGCTAATATTTGCCGCCCCTAAAAATAATGATATGTTAGGCATCGCTTTTCCAGCGTTTGAAACGGTATCAGTTGCCCCTAATTGGACACCATTTCTATAAGATTTATGAGTGGTATTATTAGTTCTACTTGTTAGCATTAAACCTTGTGCATTAGGAATTGACCTACTGATACGATTTGTAGTAAACCAATAATGGTCAGATATTAATACACCAGTGTTTGTACCAATTGAAAATGAAGGTGTACTTCCTCCGACAAATGCTGCTAAATCTCTTTGATTGTTTCCGATTGCTGATGTTCTTGAGTAAAAAGATAAGTGAGTATTTAACAAGGTTAAAGTTGTGCTTGGAGTTAAGAAAGTATTGGCATAAGCATTAGTACCATTAGGCAGCGCACCATTAGCTGAGTGAGTCCATCCTCCCGTGAAGGTTAAGCGGAACGCACCATTTGTATCAAGTGGATTCTTAAGGTTAAACTTATGTGTTGTTGCAGTTCCACCTACCATTGGATAAATTGCACTACACTTAGCCCAAGTTCCATCGGCTTTCATTGATGTCACCAACGTGCAGATAGCTGAGGTGATTGTCGCGTCGGTAATACCTGCCGCAGTTAGGAACGCATTAGCATCAGCATCAGCGCATCCTGCACTTGCATACCAATATGGGTTGACTAAAAAACTCATGCGTAGTTACCGATTAACATAACCTTCAAACCTTTCGCAGTGCCATCTCCAATCTGGTCAATATCGATTGTAATCTCGGCATCATCAGCAAGTGCCGTGTCACTTATCACTGGAGGAGTGGCAGCCGTTGTGCTTGTCTTCTCAGTGTTGTCGATTGTCAGCTTAGTGCTTAAGATACTTGAACCGCCTTCGTTGATATCAACAGTGAAGATGCTACCACTTGCTTGAGCCGTTGTGAGTGATGCCCTTACCGATGTAAGTGTCACCGCTCTCGGCATCCTAAAAGTAATCTTAGCAAGGCCTGCTGTTAGCGCAGTGCTTTCATCCGATGCCGCAACAACAAGCTCAAAGGGAGTTGCATAGTTGCCGCTTCCAAGTATCGAAGTGGAGTTGATTGTCTTGATGTTTGTGCCGCTAACCAGTGCATCTTGCTTGGCATTGAATGCCGTCCAATCAGCTGTGCTCAATGCTCCTCTGTTGCTTGCGCTTGCAGTTGGTAGGTTGAATGTATGGGTATCAGTTGCCGAGTTAATCCCGAAGTCAGTGCCACTTGTACCAGTTGCGAAGTTCTGAACTTGCGCGGTCAAGCCGTTTAATGCGTTTAGCCCTGTTGTGAAGGTTGTAATTACTTGACAAAGGTTATTGTCCTCAGTATGAAGCGTAATGTTTCGTCCTGATGTGGTCACGAAAATGCGTACTGCAAGCCTATCAGTTGCAGCCAATACTGTCGAAGGTACTGCAAGTGCACTAACATATAAATCGACCACAGTGCCGCCTGTAATAGCTTCGGGATTTGTAGACCCTGTTGATATAAGCGTAAAGGTTGCGCCGTCGTACTTGTAAAGCTCCATGTAAAAGCTCGGATTTCCGCCGCCACTCGAAGCATTGAAGTAGGTCTCGAAGTTCCAATTGCCTGAAGGTATTGCCAAAAGATTTGGGTCGCCTGCATCCGTTATAAATTGCGCGATATAGCCATTGCCTTGCGCATTTGTGCGTGTGAAGTTTGTGCCACCTCCAAGAACTGGAACGCGGTTCATTTCAAAGTATTGATTTCCTAAAATCGTGCCTTGACTTACCGAGCCATTAAGGTAATAGTTAACCGATGCACCACCGCCACCACCCAAAGGGAAGTTAGCAAGTGATCCATCGCCTCGAACGTACTGGCTAATAACTCCGTTTGCTGTTATGTCAACACTTGGCGTAGTGGTTGAGTTAGGAACGTTAACGCTGAATGCTGGATTTGTCGGGCTTGGTACTGTTGCCGCAACCGATGTAACAGTGCCCGTTGGTATTGCAGGGAATGGCTGTGGTGCGCCCGTGCCGTCAAGATAGTCCGAGCTTGTTCCTGTCGGCACATCGAACTTGCCATCGAATGTATTCCAATCGGTTGATGTCAAGTATCCGTCAGTGCTGCCATCGGCTTGAGTGATGCTGATGTCTGGAGTTGCTCCGCCGCTTGATGATATTGGTGCTGTTGCGGTCACATCTTCCACAATGGTTGCAGGAAGCACTGGAATAGTCGGCTTATTTAGAATCTCAGCAAGACCACTCGTTGCATTCCAGTCACTATTAACTTGAGCCGCTGGAATTATCGGCTTATTTAATATCTGATTGTTGCCGGTTGTTGCATTCCAATCTGAAGGTCTTTCTATGGTTTGAAATCCAGCACCAAGATTAGTCCAATACGTAGCATTAGTAGGTAGTATTGAATCATTGTTAGCAATGCATCTGTAGATATTCCCATTGTACCATACTACATTACCTACTACGTATTGATTGCCAGTTAAGGTAAGATGGTCAGTTGAGAATGCAATGGCAGTCATAATACCACCGCCGCCACCGCCACCAACTGCCACCAATGGATCTGCTTCTGTTCCGTTGCCTGTGATAGTCACCCCATCAACAGCAACTTCTGTCAAGCAAGGTGTGCAAGGTTGGAAGTCTGGAAGCGGAATGTCACCCGTTGCGCAAATATCATAGCAGCCATCCTCTGTTGTTGTGATCACTTGGATATCGAAGTCGACAGTAACACATGCCCATTCATAGTTCGCTGTCAGTGTCTTAATCTCATTGATGTAACCGCTCGGAATTACCTCGTAGTTAATGACTCCAAGGTTCTGCTTGAATTGTGGATCAGTGCCACTCGTCAGCTTGTAGATTCTTGATGCAAGCCAGTCCTGAGCATCATCTCCATCGCATGGCAGATGGCTCTTGCGCACAACAGCATAAGCAGTCAGCGGAAAAGATGTGACATACAACTGCTTGCAGCCGCTCATCTTGTAGGCATCGGTCTTTACAACAGTTACCTTGCCACGCTTAGCCCAGAATAATGTGCCCTGCTTTGCATCGAAGTTGGTAACTACCTCCGCTTGACCATTGCCGATGTAGTGCACCCATGCTTTCTCGTTGCCGTTTGCATTAAGCTCGCAAAGGCCAAACTGCTTGTCAAAGATATTCGCTACCTCAACACGTTGGTTGAGCCGCTCGATGATGGTCTTAAGTAGATTCATGGTTTGCTTATCTGATTTGATATTTCCTCAACTAACAATTCTGCGTGTAGCTGCAACATTCTATCTTGTTCCTCTTTTGTAGGTTGGAAGATTGTTCCATAAAGTTTTTGCAATCCTGCCACCTTTCCAGATTCATCTGCTTGGATGTAGATTGCAACTCCAAAGCCTTGAGCAAAAACACTCGTTTGGTCTGTTGCAAATGAGCGCTTAAGAAATCCTGTGAGCTCCAAAGGAGGTCTGCCGTTCTTAGCTTTTATCTTTGCGTATGCAGGAGTGTATGGTTTAGTTGGAAGCTTCTGCCCTGCCGTATTACTACCTCCGCTTGTGCCAGTTCCAAAGATGCGGATATACATCTCCCTGCGCATATCGAGAACGGCAAAGGATAGCGGAGTAAAGCCGCCGCTCCATTCTGCAAATAGCCCATCAATCCTTCCGCTGATCTCCTTGGGTGTAGCCATTATGGAAGTGCTGTTACATACTTCATATTTCTTCTACAATCAAAGCACGTATTGTCACTTGGTAGTCGCATGTTCTGCAACATGGCTGTAAGCTCTTCGCTGTATCTTGTTGCTGCAATGTCTCGCCCTGCAATCATTCCATCCTGCGCATCATTCATGATGCCAGTGTTCACGCTTATTGTTGTGTTCACTCGTTGGTTGGGGCTGATTGTCAAGCCATAGTTATAAATCTCGACAGCTGTTGCGTATGCAAGCGGCATTGCCATCAAGCCACCAATTGAGCACAGCCAAGCTTCTCTGTCGCAGTTTACATTGTAAACTAAGCTCATCCCTTGCGTGTACTTCTTTGCTTTGGATGATATCACATCATCTCCGCTCACTGTCAACTCAATGCCAACCGCATCCACGAATGGGCAGATGTGCGCACCTCTTACATTGCCTGAGCAATCGAAGCAGTGCCCCTTCTTTGGAATCATCTTGGTGGTGTCATACAGTGACTCATAAACAAATGCCAGATCTAGCTTTCTACGATTAGCCTTGAAGGTCTTGCCGATAAACTGCTCAACCGCTTCCGATTGGTAGAAGAAGGAATCAATCAGCTTCAAGGTGCTCATGTCGTAGACAAAGATTTCCACTGGCACCGCCATCGTATAGATGTCAATCTTAAAGTTCGACAGGTAGAAGTTTAAAAAGCTTTCGGTGTTCGGGTCGATTGTGACTCTGATGCCTGCATACTTATTGGCACCAAGTGCAACATCGATATTTGCAGCATTGCTCACCACTTGACCGATGCGCTTTGACTCCACAACGGTGTCAGCTTTCATCATTGGTGTGAGCCTGCTTAAGATATCAGTTGACATCTTGCGCCAAGCGAATGCTCGCTTTGCTTCAAACAATTCAACTCCGCTGTTGTATTGGTCAGTTATTAGCTGCCCGAGTAAAGTCTGATTGATGCCGAGATCATCGATGTAAAGCCCAGTTGTTGGCTCTGGTCTGTCGCACCCCTGAAGACCGAGAAGAGATTCGTAGCACATTGGCTGTTGATTTTTTTACAAAGATAAATAAAAAAGGAGAGGCTTGCACCTCTCCCTTAATTCATTGTGTCAGCAAATTATCGCTGCCCTCGCTCAACAGATCATCCGAGTCTTGACTCAGTAGATTCTGCGAGCTCGTTATGGGTTTACGATAGACACGCAGTTTACGTAGTTAACACCTGCATACTTATCTGATGCCTCGTAGATATCAGTTGGCAATGTTGCGATGATACCAGTCGTAGTCATTACAATTGATAAGTTACCGCAGTCATCCTTCATAGTCAAGTCAACTGGAACTCCTGCCGGTGTGAACACCAAAGTCTTAGAGTAGTTGCTTCCTGCTGTTGGAGTGATGCCAGTGTTCCAATCTGCTAAGTTGAAAGACAACCACTGGATTGCTCCTGCTGTTGTAATCAATGCAGATGTTTGGTCACCTTGAGCAGCTGCCAAACGTGAATCATAAGCAAAGCCGAAACCGTTCTGCTGAGTGATTGCAAGTAAGTCAATGCCGTACTGAGTGCAGCAACCTGCTGCCATCGCGTTTGCATAACGCTGCATTGAAGCACCACCGAATGCAATTGGTGCACCTGGATAGTTAGCCATGCGTGTTGCTTGCTGAATGTCAGCGATTGCGAATGCGTTTGGCTCGTTAGTACCTACCATTGTTGCAACCTCTAAGCAGTCACCAGTAACTGTGTAGAATCCTTCTACTTCAGTTCCCCAAGCACCGATTGCAGCAACAGCTTGAACAGCTGCGGCAGATGCCACCTTGCGATCAAGCACATCCATCAAGCGCATGATTGACTCAAGCACATAGCGGCTGTTCTCTTGGCAATGGCGAGCGATGTCCGCTGCATTGATTAACTGAGAAGCAGTGTAAGTGTCAGTTGTTTCAACTGTGTAGGTTGTAGTTGAATCGCCGTAAGTGTTAGCAGAAGTACAAGTAAGGATGTCTGCACCTTCCTCAACTTCCGTCTCAGGCAAACGCTGAATCCAACGAGCTTGAACGGTTTTCAATTTACCTTGACCAGGTGCAACCTCTGTGCGGATTAACTTCGCGTTCTCTGGAGACAAAAGGAATTCAAGGAATGGAAGCTGCTCGCGTTGACCAACCTCTAAAAATAATTCGCCCAGTGACATTTGCACGTTAGGGCATTCTGAAAGTATTCTTGAAATAGACATGATAGTCGTTTTTTATTGTAGAATTTTGAGCAACGTATTCTGAAGGCTGTTGCGTTGATGCCTACTTTTTTGCAGCTGAAAGTCCTGCCGACTACCATAGAGAAACACAAAGGTAAATAAAAAAAGCCGCACTCTTGCAAGTGCGGCTCAAAACTAAAAACATTAATACCCGTTACAAAGATAGATTATTTTGTGTAGAATCGTGGGTTGATACCTTTCAATTTTTTTTCTCCTGCACTTTCCATCTGCGGAATCAATGGGCTGCGCATTGGAATCTTAGCACCTGCATGCGGATTCTTTTGGATGATGCCTGCCTCTGTTGCTTCCTTGATTAGCACATCTGACATTGTTAGGAATGATCCTGCTTTCTCCTTGCTCTTAAGTCGCTCGCCTGTTGCCTTATCCTTCACTACAAATGCGCCGTCTTCCTCAAGGTCGATTGCATACTTATCAGTGACAGCCGACTTAAAGCCGCGAATGGTGTACTCGTTCACAGATGGATCAAGCTTCAATGCGCTTAGCTCTTTCTCGAATGAGCTGTTTATCTTGCTAGTCTTGATGTCGGTTGCAACTTGCACCTTGTAAGATTCAAACTGTTGCATCACATCTTGTCGAGCTGAGTCCAGCTCACTCGTCTTGCGCTCAAGAGACTTATACTTTTTCTCCCACTCTTGCAGGAGTGCCTCTGAGCCGTTGCCAGATGCTCGCTTCTCCCACTCTTCGCGCTGCGTTTCAAATGAGCTCTTTGCTTTCTCTGATGCGCTGCGAATTACTTCCTCAACCTTTTGCCCTTTAAAGTCCTCATCGGTGAGCACTATGCCAAACGGCTCAAATGCTTTGCGTGTTGCATTGGCGATTGTACCTGTAAGCTTGCCAATCTTGCCGCTTACTTCTTCTTGCTTAATCCAGTTTTCCTGGAACTTTTCTTTTGCGGCTTCGAGATCCGCTGCTTCTTCGAGGTTTAGGAACTTCAAGAGCTCCAGTGCTTCCTCCTGTTTGATTGCCATAGTCTATTGTTATTGGTTGTAGTTTCAATTCTCTTGCACCTCGCTTAATCAATTCAGCTGCGAGTACATCAGAGGCACGCTTGATTGTGCCATCGCTCATGATGTAGTAAGTCATGAAGCAAAGATAGTAAAAGTTTGATTGCGTAAAATATTATTCTATTGCGTGTTGCTTAATCAAATTAATATTTATATTTGCGGAAACTAAAACCCCAAACAATGATACAATTTCAAAAACTTTTAATTACGCCAAGCATTGCAAAGCAATTTCTTGAAGCAAACATTGCAAACAGAAGAGTTAAAATGCCAGTTTTAATTCAATATTCAAATGATATGCTTAATGGTAGATGGAAAGAAGACACTGCCGAAACAATTAAGATATCTAAAACTGGTGTTGTATTAGATGGTCAGCATAGGCTTATGGCAATTATAAAATCGGGAGTATCAGTATTTTTTACTGTTGCCACTAATTTGGAAGATTCTGTATTTGATGTTATAGATACTGGATCAAGTAGAAATTCATCTGATACTTTTAAAGTTAAAGGAATTAAACAAGATACAAGCATTCCTTCAACAATAGCATTTTACAATTTGCTTTCTAAAAGTATGAAACAAGGAACTCAAAAAAATAATAAGTCTACTAATGCAATGTTACTTGAGCAGTACTATGAAGATGAAATATTTTGGCAAAATATAGCAAGGCAATCTCATGCTTGGTACTTATCATTTGCTAAAATAATAGCACCTTCTTTTATAGGTGGATTTTATGCTTTTTTTACTAAATTAAATGAAAGCAAAGCTCAAGAATTTATGAGCCAGTTAACAACTGGAATAGATATTAAAAACAATACTATTTCATTGCTGAGAAATAAACTTATGCAGGATAAAATGTCTTTAAGAAAAATGCCCGTTAATTTAAAAATGGCATTTATGATAAAGACTTGGAATTGTTTTATTAAAAATGAAACCAATAAAATCTTAAGATACGATTCAGCTAACGAGCCATTCCCTGTTGCAATTTCAAGCTATGTCCCTAAGCATACCCCTCAGCCTTCGCTCGAGCTATAACACTTGCAGGAACTCTCTGCTTGATTACTGGAACAAGGAAGTGGCGGCAGTTCCATCCACCCACAAAGGTAAATATACTGCGTGAGTCAGTGCCATCGATGCGCCCATCCCAAGTGCCATTGCGAATGTCGTTGATGCCTGCGCTGTTCTCTCCATTGCCCCAAGCCTCAATCTCCTTGCGATGATAAATGGCTCCTTCGCGATGTTCGCAGAACGGTCTTGTTGTTGCAATCTCGCCTCCTAGGTATTGGAAGTATTCAATGCCGAGCTCCTCATTGACCGCCGCTGCATAGCTTCTGTCGGCAATGGCTTGCGCTGTTCCGGCAGTTGTGCGCACATTGGCAAGTAGCCTGCCGTCTGTTGTATCTGTTCCTTCGATCACTCCTTGCAATGCTTTAACCGCTTCGCGCAATGGTGCTCTTGCCGCAACGTTTGCAGTGAGCTGCTCAAGGAATGGCTGTGTCACTCGCTCCCTAAGTCCTGAGCCAAAGAAGGCATTGATGGCATTCTGCTTGGAGATGTTAAGGAGTTGCTTCTGTACGTTGTTGGGCTCGAAGGTGCTGTCGATCTTCTTGGCGATGTCATCGGTCAGCTGAATGCCTTCATCGATGGAAGCAAGAAAGGACTGCACAGCGGCTTTGTATTCGCCGCCTGCAAGGACCTTGTTGAGCTCCTCGGTGATCAGTCCAATCCTTCGTATGTTGTCTTCTGTTTGCGCAATGTTGCCATCGGCATCGACATCCATCTCGGCAAGCAAAGGACCGAGCTTGCGCCAAGCATCTCGCTGCGCTCGCTCTGCCGCTGTTGCAAGTTCCTCGGGAACATTCTCAAGGAGTTTTATCTTATTCTTAACGAGTTCCTCAAACGATGCCATTAAGTAGAGTTTGCTGCGCCTGTGCAATTGGGTCAAGTGTCACTGCAATCTTCTCTGCCGCCTTTGCTCTTAGCTGTGTTATCTGCTCAGACATTGGTAGGTCCAGAAATCTCTCTGCGCCTTCTGTTGGAATGAAGTCTCTGATGAGCTCCATGATTAACTGCGGCCCAGAGTTATGCAGCACATCTTGCCACTTCTCAACGCTGCCGCTTGCAAGTCTTGCAAGGATGTCGGCATTGCTCATAAGTAGCAACTCATCTGCATTGATGATAAGGTCGTACACTGCACTGGTCTCTTCATCGGTGTAGTGGATTGCTCTGATGTAGTTGTAAACATTGGAGAACGTAATCGATGGCGGCACTCCTGCCTTCACTCCTTC